GATTAATTTGATGCATTACACCGTTGGGAAAGCAACAGACGAACACGCAAATGCTTTCTTGATCAAAGCGTCGAAGCAAGATGTCGATCGTAGAGTAAGAAGAGTGGCCATGAACCGCGCATTGTACAAGTACACCTTGGGAATCGTCGGTACTCGTGGATCACCTTCTTTAAACTAGCCAACACCCCCCATAAAAACACCAGGTTAAACATCAGGACGGCCGGTGTTTTGAGTTCAATTTGCCAATCTAATACTGCTCTGCTACCACCCGCGGAGTGGAAACATTCTAGTTATGTCATGCAACATCCCAATAAACTGTGTACGGAGAAAGATTACCCAACACTATTTCCTAATCCCTCGTTGTATAGGTATGAGGAAAGGTTTATCATGACTAACTGCCAGCACAACGACGTTGTTGGACTTTCTAATCGTTATTTGAAAGAAAGTGCAAATGATTTCACTGCTGACAGGAACATCATCTCTAGGATTTTGGATGAATTGGCAACAAAGTTACGTCCTAATTTTTCTGGACCTATAACGTTAGAAGAATTTCTCGATTCAAAATCAGGTGCGTTGAGAAAACGTTATGAAGATGCGGCTCTTAAGGTCCACTTAAATGGTTTCAATTTGGAGAGGCATAGCAACATTAGTGCGTTCATCAAAAACGAAATATATCCTGAAGACAAACCACCAAGAATGATTATGGGACGTGATCCGCGTTTTAACCTAATCTATGGTTTGTTCACCACGCCTCTAGAGAAGGCCATGTCTTCTCTACCGCAAGCGTCGAAAGGTCGTAATTTCTTTGAAAGGGGTGACCAATTCTTTAATTTGATTTTTGGAGGAAACATACTCGAATGTGATTTCTCCAAATATGAATCAACACAAAGGATCCCTCTTTTAGAGTTAGTTGAACTCGGACTTTGGGAGAGACTTTTGTCCCCAGCTGATTTCACGTTAATAAAACAACTTTTCGTCGCCAAAATGCGCAAACGCGGCCACACAACTAATAACACTAAGTTTGAGTTCTGGGGCTGTCGTGGCAGTGGTGAGATGGATACTGGGTTATTTAACACTTTGTTAACCTGGGTTGCATGCCGTTATTTCGAAATCGTCAATGGTACAGGAGATGGAAATTTTATCTGTGATGGTGATGATAACCTTTTACGAATCCCGATTGGAAAAGATTATGAAAATACCTTTTCTTCATTTGGATTTGAAGCAAAACTTCATTTACGTAGAGATTATCATGATGCAGAGTACTGTTCTGGGCGATTTATACAAATTAAACCTGGCGTATTTTATTACGTCCAAGATCTCAAGAAACTCATGCAGAATTTACCTGTCTTTAGAAAGAGTAAATTCAGTCATTGCATTGGTCAGTATTACTACTCATTAGGATATATGTATAAAGTGCTATATCCTAATTTTCCGCTGTATTCTAACATATCTGGATTCTTAATGTCATTCACGAAGGAGTTCAAACATGTTAATACTGAGATACTGAATGAGATCAATCCATCACATACTGAAGCGTTTCGAACTAGCAGGAATCTCATCCTATCCTGCGATCCAGCACATCTTGCTATTGAGAT